GGATTCTTGTCGAAGAGATTGCCCACGTTGCCGACCAGCTGCTTCAAGTACGGCTGGAGGAACGGCGAGGGCTCGCTCGTGCTCGTGGTCTGCTGTGTCTGATACGAGTTCGATTGACTCGGTGTCTGGCCGCCGCTCATGCAATCCTCCGTTCCCAAGCGAGTTGTCCGTCGATGATGCCGATGCTCCTGCCGCCGAATTTCTCCGCCATCCGCGTCCAGCCCTTGCGGCCCGCGCCCCACAGCGCGACGCATCCGAGCGAGCGCGCCCACGCCTCGACCTTGGCGAGGAAATCGGCCGCCCATTCGCCGAGCCGCGAGCCGCCGACCAGCCAGATCAGGCAGCGCTTTTCTTCGGCGACCTGGATCGTGGTGACGATCGCGGCCACCGGCGTGGCGCCCTCGTAGACCGCCCAGAGCTGGGCATCGCCCGCGATCAGGCGGGCCACAACATCCGGCTTGTCGGGCGAGCGCTTCACCGCGGGCTCGAGCAACGGCCAGAGCTCGTGCCAGACCAGATGGAGGTCGCGCAGGGGGATGCCGCCGGTAATCATGTGCTGATGATGTGGTTGAGGATGAAGGTGGGCTGCACGTTGTTGTGCGCGCCCCCGCCGCCGGTCGAACCGGAGTTCCAGTTGTAGTTGTTGTTGCCGTCGCCCTGGCCGGCGCGGTTGGTGAACGAGGCGGGCGTCGTGTCGCCGCCCAGGATGGTGTGGGTGTGGTTGGGGATCTGCGCCGTCGTGAGGGTGTGCGTCTCGGCGCCGCCATTGGCGCCCAGGGTGGTGCCGACGATCCCCGAACCGCCGTTGGTGATCCGGTTGGCGGCCGTGCCGCCCATGTCGTCCTTGCCGGCGGCGACGCGGCCGCGCAGATCGGGGAGGTTGAACGTGGTCGAGCCGTCGCCCGCGCCATAGGTCGTGCCGATCGCGGCGAACAGATCCGAATAGGTGTCGCGCGACACCGCCTGGCCGTAGCACAGCAGGAAGCCGTCGGGCGCAGCCCCGCCGGCGAACGGCAGGATCACGCCCGGCGGCGTGCGCAGCGCCTGGTTGTAGCCGCGGATCAGCACGTTCAGCCGCTCGGTGATCGAGCGCGTATCGGCCTCGGGCGGCAGGGCGGGCAAACTCATTGGCCACCTGCCGGCCGGGCATCGATGTCGTCGATGCCCTGCATGTTCGACCAGGTGGCGCCTGCCGGCATGCTCGCGCGCGCCCGGAAATAGCGCCCGCTCTGCAGCACCGGCGCCAGGCCCGCCGGCGTGAGCCCGACCGCGGGGCCGTAGTTGGCCGCCACCTGCTGCGTTTCCCGGGTGCCGAGCTGGATCTGCGGGCTGCCGCCGTCGATCAGCGGCCGGCAGCCGCGGATCACCGACCGCATGCCGTTGCCGGAAGGATTGAACTCGCCGGTCTCCACCGTCGCCGCCAAGGTCGGGCCGGAGAACGAGCCGCTCTTGTGGCTGGTGTCGAACGCGAACAGCAGCAGCGAGGCCGTGCCGGTCCAGAACGAGGAGTCGGTGGAGTAAGGCAGCGTGTCGACCGTGCCGAACGGATCGAGCTGCTCGACCGTGTAGCCCTGCTGGCTGACGCCGCCGAACACCAGCTCGCAGGCGACCTGGGCGTGGGCCCAGCGCTCGGTGGTCCAGTTGTAGATCAACAGTCGATTGGGCACCCCGCCGTTGCCGTTGGCCGGATAGGCGAAGATGTAGAGCCCGCGCACCGGATCGATGGCCGCGCTGCAGCGGAACTGGTTGGTTTCGTCGAACTCGGCCCAGAAGGTGCGGTCGACCTTGCCGCGGCCGATCGGCGTGATCGCCTGGCCGCCCTGCACCATGTAGAAGCCCGACTTGTGCACGAAGAACGCCCGGTCGAGCAGGCCGGCGACGCTGCCCGGCACGCTGCAGCCGAGATCGTTGGCGATCTTGTCAATGCGGAAGACGACCGGCGCGCCTTCGTAGGTCATGCGCCGCACCGCGGCCTCCTGGAAGATCACCGCGAGCTCGCCGCCGACCAGGCCGGTGACGTTGCCGCCGTCGGGCAGGTCCTGGAAGCCGGCCTGGTTGGCCGCCACCGCGCCCCAGATCTCGGCATTGTCGATGCCGGAATACTGCACGCGCTGCGGCGTCGAGCCGATCTTGCCCATCAGCACGAAATTCTTGACCGTGCAGATGTAGGTGCCGATCGGCGGGCTGCCGCCCAGCGCGGTCCAGTTGGTGCCGGCGGCGAGGTCGAACTTCTGCGGCGCGTCGACGCCGTTCACCGCGATCGCCAGCGTGCCGAACTGGGTGAAGCGCCACTGGCCGTCGGCTCCCGGCGCGTAGGCGCCGCCGACGGTGCGGGAAACGTCGCTCCAGGTCGTGCCCGCCAGCAGGTAGAGCTTGGTGGTGTCGCCGGCGAACATCTTCACCGCGCCGGCGGTGCCGCGGAACCAGGCCGCGCCCTGGGCGCGCGCGGTCAGGGCGTTGGTCACACTGCTGAGCGCATTGAGCGGCCGATAGCTCTCCTCGGCCGGGATGACGTTCAACGCCTCGCGCGCCCACTGGCTGAGATCGGGCATGTCGGGGCGCCATTCGGCGAAGGGGATCACGGGCATCAGAACTCCATCTCCGCCGCGGAGCGGCCGACCTTGATGGGGACGCGAAAGCCGGGCTCGGACGGCGGCGCGACGTTAAAGCCGGGCGTCGCACGCGCCGCGAGCAGGTCATCGCTGCCGCGCTTGGCGGGGTCGAAGCGGGCGAATCGCGAGCGGAGCTGATTGGGGTTCTTGAAGACCCACGTTCCGTGTAGCCCCGCGTCGTGGCCTGGTGTAGAAAAGAAGCGCAGCGCATCGTATCCGGCGTCCCAGGCGTCCCGGACACCACCAGTGATTGAAAATGGACTTTCGTTTCCCGTCACCTCCGCCTTCGCAAGGCTATTCCACCGACCAACTAAGGGCATTACTCGATGACCCGGCATTTCGTGAGCCGGGATTTGTCGCCCTGTGGCGGCGTCTAAACGGAATGGAAAGCGGGCTGCAAACTCCGGATCTAGAGTCGTCCACGTGCCGACTGACGGTAACCCCATTGTTGTGGTCGTGGGATTCCGAGCAAAGGCTGAAAAATCGTCCCCCGCAGTCCCGTGATACAGCTTCAGTTCTGGCCGAAATCCCTGCTCACGAGCGCGCGAATATCGTGCCGCTTCGTCGAGCGGCAAAGGACTGACGCGCCCCCGTGCGCCGCCGGCAGCAAGAGCAGCAGCCGGCGCCCCCGCCATCCCGGCCCCGACAGAGCCCGTCAGGAAGGCGCCAAGCGCTTCAGGCGTCAGGCTGCCGGTGTCCTTCGCCCGCGCAAGGTCCAGCCAGCCCTTTGCACCGTCGCGCAAAATCTGCGGCACGCTCCATTGCGGGTCCGCGCCATTCGTCACCCACGATGCCGAGCCCACGCGATTGGTGGTGAATGGCATCCACTGGTTGAAGGCGTAGCCGCGTGCGACGCCGTCCGCGGCGTCTGAGTTGTTCGCGCCTGGATCGATGCCGTATTGCCGGTCGGAAGGTAGAGCAAGCCCCTCGTAGAGAGGGTCAAGGTCGCTCGGAGCGCGACGGCCGGTCAGGAAATCCAGGTCGTTCATACGACCATCCCCGCGCGCAGGCGGATCACCGGCACGCTCGAGGCCGTGATGCGCTGCGTGCGTGCATTGAGGCCGGCGACGCTGGCGTTGTAGAGCGGCAGGTAGCGCAGCGCGCCCGGCTCGTCCTGGGTGAAGATCGAGGCCTCGACCAGGCAGCCGTAGAGATAGACGTCGGGGCTGTTGGTCAGGATGGCGTTGACCACGGCGCCGGCCGGCGTGGCGAGCTTCTGGTAGTAACGCAGCGTCGCGGTGTAGGCGCCGGCGCCGGGATCGGGGAAGACGCGGAAGCTGGCCCCGCTGATGGCGATCAGGCGCGGTTGGCCGGGCGCCGACGAGGCGTAGCCGTCGATCGTGCGCTGGCCCACGATCTGCAGCGGCGCGTTGGGGCTGTTGAGCTGGGCGGAGATCAGCTCGAGGAAGCTGGCGGGCTGCGCCGTCGTGGCCGACAGCGCGAAGGCCGGATCGACCGTCTCCATCTCGACGATGCGCAAGGGATCGGAGCGCAGCGGATTGCCGGCATCCTCGGTGGCGTGGCCGTAGTAGATGCGGCGCTCGCAGTTCAGCAGGAAATCGTCGAACCGCGAATCGAGCAGCGTGTCGCCGGTGCGCGCCAGCCAGGCCACGACGCCCGCTTTCAGGCCGCCGTAGGTGGTGATCTGGACGGCCATTATATTGTCCCCCCGTCAGTGCGCAGCCAGCGCCATTCGGGATCGTTCAAGAGCGCGTCGACCTTGGCCTGGTGGTCGGGGTTCCAGTAGTCGACGCCGAGCTCGTTGCGCCACTTGGCGACGATGATCAGCGGGATGCGCGCCACCATGCGGACGTCGCGCGCGGCGTTGTAGGGATCGCAGTGGTTGGCGGCCTCCTTGTTGAGGTCGAGGATCGGCGTGGCCTGCTGCGACGCCCTTTGCGCCCAGTTGCCCTCGCCGTCCTCGAGCCACCACTGCGCGAGGCCGCTGTCGGGGTCCCAGCCGAGGAGCCGCTGGGTCATCACAGGATCTCCGCCTGGTCCTGCTTGGACAGCTGCAGGGCGAGGTCGTCCGGCACCGTGAGGCGCGTGCGTTTCAAAACCTTGGTGGTCGAAACATTGGTCACCGCCCAGTTGGTCGGAACGTTTTTTCCGGTCTCGTCGACCGGCAGGTAGACGTGGTCGACGGTGATGACGACGTCGGACATGCCGGGGATTTTCGGGGTCTCGCCGGGAGTGGCGGTTTCGCTGGGAGTCGAGGTCATGGCAGGGGCTCCGGGGATCAGGTTCAGGTCAGGTCGGCGACGACGCCGCTGCCGGCCTCGTTGCGGCTTTCGAGCGTCACTTCGCCGATGATGTGGAACTTCCGCGCATCGCCGGTCTTGGCGAGCTCCTCCTTCTTCCACTTGCGCAGCCACAGCATGCGCCACAGCGACGGATCGACGACGCCGATCTCGCGGCCGCGCATGTAGCGGCTCGCCACGGCGTTCAAGGTGCCGAAGTCCGACACGTAGCGATCGACGGCGCCGATCACAGTCGCGGCCTTGCCCTTGGGCTCCTGGTACTGCGTGGCGATGCCGGTGAAGGCCGAGAAGTTCTGCTTCTGGGTCGAGCCCATCAGCAAGAGCGTGGGCTTGCCGCCGGCGTTCCAGGCCGACTTGATGACCACCTTCAGCAACGCCTCGGTCGAGGCGCGCTGCGTGCCGTCGGTCGGCGCCACCGTGTTGCCGGCGGTGAAGCCGCCCGACGTTCCGGTGGCGCCGCGCGAGACGTTCGAGGTCAGCCAGGACTCGAAGCCGCCCAGCTTGCGCGTTGTGGCGCCGCTCTGGGCGATCGAGGCCTGGTTCTGGCAAGCGATGGCTTCGAGGTCCATCTTGATGCGCCGGCCGGCCAGCGCCGCCTGGTAGCTGATCTCGCTGTCGCGGCCGGCCTTCTTCACGACCTCCTGGGTGGTCGAGATAGTGAACGGCTTCTTCAGGATCTGCGTGCGGTTGCCAACGCGCGTGGTCGGCGTGATCGCGGCGGCGGTCGTGTCGTCGCCCTCGAGGTTGTTGTTGTTCGTGTCGGCCGAGCCGAGCGCGTCCAACTGCCATTCCTCGTAGGTCGCTTCCGCCGAGCCCGAGCCGATGGCGCTCTGGAAGGGCGTCTCGTCCTTGTTCAGGATCTTGATGATGTCGTGCAGCGATTCGCGATTGCCCACGGCATTGTTGGTGATCAGGGTGTTGGTCGGTGCGGCCATTGCGGCCTCCTCTGCGCCTTCTGAGGCGCTCTTGAGTTAGAGTCCGTTGAGGCGGATCAGCTCGGCCGCGTCCGCGATCGAGGTGCCGCCGCTCTTGCGAAACCGCTCGCCCACTTGCCGGGCCGCGTCGGCGTTGCGGTTGCCGGCGCGCGCCTGTGAAGGCGCTGATGCCGGTCCGGGGGCGACGCGGGTCGGTGTTGGCTTCGGGGTGATCCCTGCTTCGCCGCTTTGGCGGCTTCGCAGGGCATGCTTTTGGGCCTGCTCGAAGCGCATGGCGCTGAGGGCCAGCTCGATGATCGGGGCCTCGTGAATCTGGCTGATGCGGTCGGCCGCGATGCCCCTGGCGAACAGGAACTTGGCGAGCTCGTCGTAGGTTTTCCGGGCGGCCTCGGCCGTGCCGAAATAGTCGGGCAGCTTCGCGGCGAGCTTGGCGTGCTCGACCTGCTTGAGCTGCTGGTGGGCCTGCTCGGCGCGCGCATTGGCGGCCTCGATCTCGGCCTTGCCGCGCCGGTTGGCCTCGGCGATCCTGGCCTTGGCCCGGGTGATGCGCTGCTCCATGGC